AAGCTCTACTTCTACTAATTCCCTTCCATGTCTGGTAGATTCTTTTCCATGAATTAGTTTTGCTTCAGCTTTGACTCTCTTTTCGAAAGCCTCTGTTCTGTAGTCCTCTCTATTAAATTCTATCATGTTCGTTTAGTGCTATTATTGCATAGTGTAAAACTTTCATCAGATCCTTACGTGAATCATCATGAGTTCCTTTTTTACCATACCTTTGTGCATACTTAAGAATATTACCAATGGCAAAACCAATACCATGTCCACAATCCGATATGAATTCAGTTGATTGAAACTGATTTTTCGAATAGTGTCCATTGTATGTTTTATCGATATAAGCCTGGAGCTCTTTGATGAGAGCTCCTTCGTTAAATTTGTAGTTAATTTTTTTATTAAACATGTTCATCCTCGAAGTCAGTATCGACTTCTTCTACTTCCGGAGCACCGTGGATTGATGGGTCATCGGCTACGACTTTGGAATATAAATCCAAGAATGCAGCTTTTGTATCTTCATCAAACCTTGAGATACATAGGTCAATTGCTTTATCAACCTTTCCGAAGATTGCGTATGTTTGTACGATATGGCAAAGTCTTCTTGTTGAGATAACTTCATCTACGCCATCATCGTAAAACGTTTTTCTAATAATGTCAGCCCATACTACTAAGTTTTGAGCTAACTCATCAGCAGTAAAATCTCCACCAGCATCAGATGGAATGTATTTATCCATGTGCTTTAGTACGATTTTCTTTTCCACATTGATTGATGGAAAGTGTTGGTCAACTGAAACAGTAAACCTTTCCAAGAAAGCTTCATCAATAATTGAAGCTGCTGTAAATCTTCCATCGTCTGAACCTTTGCCTTTTGTATTGGCTGTGGCTATAACATTAAATCCATCAGCAGGCTTAACAACTTCTCCAGTCTTTTTAACCAGAACAGGTTTGCCTTCGAGGATTCCTTGTAGACACATAATTTTATTTGTAGCTCTATCAATCTCGTCCAGTAGAAGGATAGCTCCATTTTCCATTGCTTTAAGAACTGGGCCTTTTGCAAATACGGTTTCTCCGTTAACAAGTCTAAATCCACCTAATAAGTCATCCTCATCAGTTTCAGGATTGATTTGAACTCTTATGAATTCTCTACCAAGCTTAGCACAAGCTTGTTCAACCATGAAAGTCTTTCCATTTCCTGAAAGACCACTGATGTAAGTTGGATAGAACATATTAGATTTGACAATCTTTACGATGTCATGGTAATTACCCCAAGGTACGAATGTGTTATCAACTAAAGCAAATGTCTTTTCATCATTTACAACTGATTGAACCATTCTAGCTGCATTGATTGGAGCAGCTTCTACAGTGGGTTGAACCTCATCTTCTCTGAGAGGTACGATAAGACCAGCCAAATCGTATGTACCGATTTTGACTCTGTTATCAGCATCAAAGATAGGACCATAGTCCTTTCCTTTGTAGCCGTATGTTTGGCCAACATCAACGATTTGTTGTTTTCTAAATTGGGTTTGGTCAGGATACCTGCTAGCAAGTTCCTTTAAGATTACCTCAGTTTGAGGTTTAAGATTTTTCACATTTTTCATAATATAATTAACTCCTTATTTTTATTATATACTATCTATTATACACCGTTTTTCTGCAAATGTAAACGGTTTTTTTCATTTATTTCACTTTTTTTCATTAGGCGACAATCCTTCCAAAGTTTGTTAATAATACTTTGTTATTCTTTTTGGACTTACTATGCCTTTTGAAAGCCGCAGTTATTTGACCTTTGGTAGCACCTGCATCTGGATCGAAATCAGCTGCAGCTGTTTCTAATACTGTTCCACCTTTAATTACGTAGAACTCATCATAACCTTTTAAAGCGTTTGATGTAAAACATTTATTTTTCCTGTACTCTTTTGCAGCGTTTTGGTAAAACTCTCTGTAGCTATCATCCCACTCATCACTATATGGATCGATTTCATTAAATACTCTACCCAGTATGCCCTTCCAATCATGATGGCCATTTGTAATAAAGAACCCGACGGTTGTTGTATTGTACGCCTTCTGAATATCTTCTAACATAGCTTGAGTAAGACCTCTTCCGGTATTGTTAGCTTTTATAACTCTTCCATCAACATGGAAAATAACTGAGTTATTGTACCATCTACCAGTAGATGTTCTTTTAATTTCAGTGTTTTTATAATCTGTATGAGTACTAGTACGATTAGTATCACCATCACTTATAACTACTAAGTTCATTTTCTCAACATTATGCTTTCTTTTAAAATCTTTGATTAGCTTTGTTGATACATTAAGAGCTTGGTTAAGTGGTGTTGAACCATATCTTTCGTACTCAGAACATATCCATCTATCATCTGCGTAGCATCCTTGTTCCATTTCTTTTCTAACATAACAATGATATAGAGCTTCTTCTAATACAGCTTTTCTCATACTTGAACTAACAATTTGTGGCATTGATAAGTTATCATCTCTCATCTCACCATCCATTTGTGTTATTGTATTATTGTATCCTCTCTCAGTAGTAAATCCATAGATGTCAAATGGGATATTAACTGCTTTACAGAATAAACTTAAATGAACCACTTGGTCTAGGACATTACCCATTGTACCTGACATTGAACCTGAGTAATCAATTAATCCAATCAATCCATGATTTTTAGCATCAGCCAATCTTGTGACTTTAGCAAATATATCATCATCAGTTTTATATGACCATAGTTTATTTACATCGATTGAACCACTTCTAGCTGTTTCAGCTCTTGTCCATCTAAATGCTGCTTTTCTTTGCTCAAATTCTTTGACTGCAAAATTAACTGACCTTTTAGCATTTGCTAGGTAATCTTTAAAAGAATCTCTGTATGAATCAAAATCTTTCATTCCATAGTAATCATCTTCTATATAAATTCTATTTTGATCGATTGTTCGCTTTCTTGATTCCATTAATGTTTTGTAATCTACAATTGAAGCATTTTTAATCTCAGGTGAAAGTTCTCTAATAACTAAATCTTGATCGCCATGCTCATCTACATCTAAAAGTTTTCTTTCATTATTTCTAAAGGCTTCATCTGTTTGAGAAACATCTTCTTCTTTTTTCTTGGCTGGCTTATCCACATCCTCCGCAGATAGCGTATTCTCATCGTCGCTTCTTGAGCTAGAATCATTGGTCTCTTTGCGATCGTCAGAGTCCTCGCTATCCGCAGATTTTGTTTCAGTTGAATCTGATTCGACATCTTCTTGGCTAGAGCTCTTAGTCTCTTCCGTGGAGCTTGAACTTTCAGATTCAAAATCGTCATGACCTGATTGGGTACCTGGTTCGGTGTCACCATCTGATGGTAAATCACCATCTTCAATTTCAGGTTCTTGTATTAATTCTGGTGTGTTATCTTTTGTGTATGCTAATATGTCCTTTACTACTTGAATTACATCTTCAAAAGTATCGGTTGTCATTGTAGCATTATATAGTGCTTCTTCTTCCGGATTAAATGGAATGTTTAAGTGAGCACCAACTTTTGCTTTTAAGTTAATTTTATCAATAAGTTTAATATTATTAAAGTCATGGTCTTCTCCAAAGAATCCATCTTCAAATAACTTCTTATAACCTCTTTGAAATGGTCCTACTAAACCAACATATCTTGATTTGATTTTTCTTTCAATCCTTGCATCTTCAACAACATTAATATATGTACGTGGACATCCTTCCAATTTTTCAGGAGAATCATGCCAACCTTCAAATGGCGTTTCCAATGCGTGACCAACTTCATGACCAATCAATAAATCAGAAACATCCTTTCCTTTGTCAACCCACTGAGGAAGACCAAGTACTCTGTTCTTGATATCAAACCAAGCTGTTTCGTAATTACCATGTTGTACTGAGATATTCTCAGTTGCTAATAATTTGGCTAATATAGATTTTTGACTCAATTTAAACTCCTTAATTTTTAAACTAATATGTATATTATACACCGTTTTTCTGCAAAAGTAAACGGTTTTTTGTAATTATTTTAAATTGTTACGTTCCTGTAACGTTCTTGTAACGCAACTGTAACGTTTCTAAACTAGCGTATCTTCGAGAAGTTGTTCTTTTTGAAAAACTCTATACGTGAACGGAACTTATCTTGTAGCACATCACCTTTGTGAGATATAATAAAGACGTTCGAATCTTCATCCATCGTACCAAGTATCTTAGTTAGATTATCTACACCATCCACATCTAAACTTGAATCAAAGGTCTCATCAAGAACTAATAGATTTGTTGATGCTGAATTTTTCATCTTAGCAATATGTCTCCATGTAAAGAGTAATGCTAAATCAATTCTTTGTTTCTCACCTTCAGAAAAGGATGCGTAGTTAAATGAATCTCTGTGTCTTGATCGAATTGTCTCGTTAAAGCTTTCATCCAAATGAAATGATACAAAGAAATCTAGTATCTGAAGATAATGATTAATTAATCTGTTCATAACTGGCAAGTATTGTTTGATAACTTTAGTTTTAATTCCAGTATCTTTTAACATCTCACCTATGATTTCGTTATAAGTTCTTTCTTCTACAAACTCTAACTTTTTCTCAGTTAACTTATCTTTCTTTTTATTTAGATTTGTTTTACTTCTTTTTGCATTTGATACATCACCAGTTGAACCCATCAATCCATCAATCTCTTTTTGTATTTTTCCAATCTCAGTTTGATGTACTCCGATTGAATCATTATTACTATTAATCTTCTGTTGTTTTTGACGAAGTTGATTTAACATATCAGCATTTTCTCTCTGAGATTGCTTGAGCTGTCCAATAGATTTCTTTAAATCTTCTTTTGCTTGTTGTAGTTCAGCAGCTTTATCCTTTATAATCTTTTGTTTAGTATCTTTAATCTCTTGGCCAATATCCTGGTCACAAGTTGGACACGTATCATTCTCTTCGTAGAACCTTGACTCTTGAACTAAATCTTTTATCTTTCCATTATAAGAATAATCATATCCTTCAAGGGTAGACATTTTTTTAGTTTCTTGTATTTGGTCTTTCTCAGAACTTTGTATCATGGCTGTTAAACCTTTGCCCAATGTTTTTGACTCTTCAAATAGTTTAGTAATCTCTTCTTTATGAGTTTCAATACTACTT